TGGGTATTGAGGCAATCAAAACCTCAACCCCTGCACCTTGTCGTCAATACATTAAAGATGCACTTGAGATCATCATGACAAAAGAAGAGGATGATGTCATTGACTTCATCGAGAATGCTCGCAAAGAGTTCAGGAATCTTCGTCCTGATGAAATCGCATTCCCTCGTAGTGTGTCTGAAATTAAGAAGTGGGAATCTCGGACTGACATGTATAACAAAGGTTGTCCTATTCATGTTCGTGGTGCAATCCTCTACAATCACTATACTAAGAAAGCTGGACTTGATAAGAAGTATGCAGCAATTCAGAGTGGTGAAAAGATCAAGTTCTGTTATTTGAAAACACCTAATACTATTCAAGAGAATGTTTTCTCCTTCATTCAAGAGTTTCCGAAAGAACTAGATCTTGAAAAGTATATTGATTACGATGCACAGTTCAACAAATCTTTTGTAGAACCGATGAAGATTATTCTCAATGCTATTGGTTGGTCTGTAGAAAAGAAAGTAAGTTTGGAATCATTCTTCGCATGAATTTTTTATTCCCAACTCCATTTTTTGGTATAGATAATTTTTTGTCTGAAAATGTAGTTAAAGATCTTCATAATCAAATACTAGAAGATATTTCAAAGAACGAAGGATATGTAAATTCACAGTGGGACTGTTTGGTAAACACTTCTGCTCAAAGAGATGATAGTGTGACTTATCCTATGTTTTCTTTTAAAGAAGCATATGAAGAATTCTCATCACAGTTATATCTTTCGGAACATCAATATGAGTTGATACGTCCTTGGTATAACTTTTACACTAAAGGTCAAAATCAAGAACCGCATACACACTTGGGTACACCGAACTGTATGTTCAGTGGTGTATATTTTTTAAAAGGAACTGATAATACAAGAATAGTTTTTTCCAATCCATCTCAAAATTGGTTAAACTATCATAGTTATGATACACACCATCCTGTTGCTAAAATTCATAAAAATATTCCAGAACATTCTTATGTTATGAGTAAGTATGTTCATGAACCAAGAGACAATCAAATTATATTTTTTCCATCATATCTGTCACACTATGTTCCTGCACATAGATTCGATACGCCTAGAATTACTATTAGTTTCAATATCGAACTTAGAGAATGAAAAATTTATTTGGAGTTCCTTTCTGGGTATGTGATAATTTTTTATCGGATAGGACTTATCAAAAATTGGTTGGAGATATACATTTAGATATTTTAAATGATTATCAAAATCCTGGGGTTAATTGTTCTTGCAAGACTTCTATTCATCAAAAACATAATATTAATTATCCACTTGATGAAATTGGAGAAGAATATGAAAAATTTACCATAGAACTGGGACTGACAGAACATTCATATGAAATTCATGCCTTCTGGTGGAATTTTTATGAACAAAATACTGGTCAAGAACTGCATACACACTTAGGTTCTATTGAAAGAAGAAATGAATTTGCAGGTGTTATTTTCTTAGATGGATGTGAAGAAACTGATTTGATTTTTATGAATCCATCCAGCCAAAATCTTTACTTCATAGATAAACAACTTTATAGAAAAACTGAAGAGCAATCTTTTTATTATGAACAGTGGGCTTATCAACCTAAGAACAATCAATTGATAATTTTTCCTTGCACTCTACAACATTACGTGTCCACTCACAAATGTCTTGAACCCAGAATGACAATCGCATTCAACATTCGTATCGAGACTAAATAATCTGTTTGCAAAAGCGAACCAATTCTTGTATAATTATCTCACCAACACAAAAAATATGGATCTTCCTATCAACGATAAAGAATTGAATACCATCGTTAGCGCCCTGCGTTTGGGTGGTGATGCAGCTCTTTATCAGAAACTAAATACTATCAAGCAAATCCGCGAGGAGAATCCTGGCGGTCCATATAAAAAAATTGCTAGAGAGAAGTTTGGTTTTGTTATCTAATGTTTTTTGAAAAAGTGAGTCTGGTTACAGGGGGATTTGACCCTATTCATAGTGGTCATATATCTTACTTCAAGAGAGCGAAAGATTTTTCTGACTATCTTGTAGTGGGACTGAATACTAATGAATGGTTGACTGCAAAGAAAGGTCAATACTTTTTATCTTGGGTTGAACGTGCAGAGATTGTACGTCATCTCAATATGGTCGATGCAGTTGTTACTGTTCCAGACGATGAGGTTGGATCTGCATGTGGCGCAATTGCTAAGTGTCTAGAAATTGCAGAGACTGTTGTATTTTGCAACGGTGGTGATCGTGGATCAGGCAATACACCAGAACTCGATATGTATGGAGACAATCCCCGAGTCCAGTTTGAATTTGGCGTTGGTGGGGATGATAAAATGAATAGTAGTTCTTGGATTCTCCGAGGATATTTTGAACGTCAACGTAAATTGTTGGGTATCTGATGAATATTAAAGTATATGATGATGTCGTTCACCGTCACGACCGAGGTCAAACTTTACATTACGCTTTAGAATCAAACCTAAGATTGGGTTGGAGAGATCAACACGTTAATGACCTTAATTATCAGAATCTCTACGGCGACTGGGGTTTTGATGATCTAGAGAAGTGTGGATTATGGAAATACTTTCAAGCTGCTATTGATGATACTCCATGGTTCACATATAATAAATTTTCTAGAGCAGTAGTAAATTATGTTCGATCAAGTGATGTTCACTTAATCCACACTCATTGTTACACAAGAGGTATTTTATATTATGTAAATCTTGAGTGGAAAGATGGATGGTATGGTGAAACTTTTTTCTACAGTGAAGATCTTAAAGATGTAGCATTTACATCATTGTATGTTCCTGGTAGAATACTTCTATTCGATGGGGACATCCCACATGCGATTCGGCCGCAGTCGGTTGATGCTCCAAAATACAGAATAACTATTTCTTGTTTTTTTGATTAAACTATGGATTTTCTTAAAGATATTGTAAAGGAGATTGGTGGTGAATACACACAACTCGCCTCAGACATTGACGACCATGAAACTTATGTGGACACGGGTTCGTACATTTTTAACGGACTTGTTTCAGGGTCTATATTTGGTGGTGTATCTGGGAATAAGATTACTGCCATTGCTGGCGAGTCTAGTACTGGAAAAACTTTTTTCAGTCTCGCCGTTGTCAAGAACTTCTTGGATTCTAATCCTGATGGGTATTGTCTATATTTTGACACTGAAGCCGCTGTTAACAAGTCTCTTCTCGCAGATCGCGGTATTGACTTGAATCGACTTGTGGTGGTCAACGTTGTGACCATTGAAGACTTCCGTGGTAAAGCCCTGAAAGCGGTGGATCTATACTTAAAAAAACCTGAAGAAGAGCGTGCTCCTTGCATGTTTGTGTTAGACTCTTTGGGGATGCTTTCCACTGAGAAGGAGATCAATGACGCCCTCAACGACAAACAAGTCCGCGACATGACCAAATCACAACTGGTCAAAGGTGCGTTCCGTATGATCACCCTCAAACTGGGTCAAGCTAACATTCCCATGATCGTTACCAACCACACTTATGATGTCATCGGCGCTTATGTCCCTACAAAGGAAATGGGAGGAGGCAGCGGACTCAAGTATGCTGCTTCTACAATCATCCATCTCAGCAAAAAGAAAGAAAAGGATGGAACAGAAATCGTTGGAAACCTTATCAAGGCTAAGACTGCTAAGTCTCGTCTGAGTAAGGAGAACAAAGATGTTACGGTGCGTCTGTATTACGATGAGCGTGGTCTCGATCGATATTATGGTCTTCTTGAGTTGGGTGAACTGGGAGGTCTGTGGAAAAATGTGGCAGGTCGTTATGAGATAGGTGGCAAAAAAGTTTATGCAAAGGCGATCCTCAAGGATCCTGAACAATACTTTACTCCCGAAGTCATGGAGAAGCTTGATGAAATTGCAAAACAAGAGTTTCGTTACGGGTGATTTTATCAAACTGTATGAAGACGCCTTGGGTGAAAAAGAGTGTGACATTCTGATTCAATTTTTTGAACAGAGTCATGCGAAAGAGATAGTGAAGAATGGAGGAACTCCAAACTTTACTCAACTGAATATCAATAAGAGTAATCCACAACTAATTGCACAGTTGTCACGGATTACTCAGAACGTTTTGTCTCTTTACAAAAGAGAACTACCAGAGTACACTAGATGGTATCCTTCAAGGCTTTTCTTGGAGGAGTTTCGCGTGAAGAAATATCATGCCAGAACTAAAGACAGGTTCGACCCACACGTCGATGTGCAAGACCATGCTTCTGCAAGAAGATATCTTGCATTTCTTTTCTATCTAAATGAAGATTTTAGTGGTGGGGAAACTGAGTTCCCGCATCACAGTAGAAAGATCACACCGAAGACTGGCTCGGTGATTGTCTTTCCTCCAACTTGGCAATATCCTCATGCAGGATTGAAAGTTAAGAAGGGAGTTAAGTATATAATGTCAACCTATTGTCACTACTATTGATGGACGAACGCATTGAAACTACAATCCTGAGGAGTCTTGCTCATAATGAGGAGTTCTCTAGAAAGGTGTTACCTTTCATCAGGTCTGAATATTTTACAGATTATACCGAAAAAGTAGTATTTGAGGAGATCTGTAAATTCATCTTCAAGTACAATAAACTTCCAACGCAAGAAGTCCTTCGTGTTGAAGTTGACAGTCGTTCGGATCTCAATGAAACCTCCTACAAGGATGTTACTAACTATGTGAATAATCTAGAGAAGACTGTTCTGGACTTCACTTGGTTGAGTGACATCACTGAAAAGTGGTGTAGGGACAAAGCAATCTATCTTGCTCTGATGGAGTCTATCTCCATCGTTGATGGTAATGATGATAAGAAAACTAAGGATGCAATTCCTTCAATTCTATCGGATGCACTTGCAGTTAGTTTTGATACTAACGTAGGTCACGATTATCTTCAGGACTATCAAGAACGATATGATTTCTATCACCAGACTGAAGAGAAGATTCCTTTCGATCTGGAGTTCTTTAATAAGATTACGAAAGGTGGTCTCCCTAACAAGACATTGAATATTGCACTTGCTGGTACTGGTGTTGGTAAGTCTTTGTTCATGTGTCACATGGCTGCATCTTGTCTCTTACAAGGTAAGAATGTTCTCTACATTACCTGTGAGATGGCAGAAGAAAAGATCGCAGAACGCATTGACGCTAATCTTTTGAATGTCAATATCCAAGAGATTCAAAACATGCCTAAGTCAATGTTTGAAAACAAAGTAACCAACTTGAGTAAAAAAACTCAAGGTACTCTTATAATTAAAGAGTATCCCACCGCTACTGCACATAGTGGACACTTTAAGTCACTTCTTAACGAGCTTGCACTTAAGAAGTCATTTAGACCTGATATTATTTTCATTGATTACCTTAATATATGTGCTTCCTCACGATATCGCGGTAATCTTTCTGTCAATTCATATTCGTATATTAAGGCTATTGCAGAGGAGCTTCGAGGGTTGGCTGTTGAAACAAACGTCCCTATCGTATCTGCCACGCAGACCACTCGCTCTGGTTATGGTAGCTCTGATGTTGAGCTTACTGATACTTCTGAGTCCTTTGGTCTCCCTGCTACTGCTGATCTTATGTTTGCCCTTATTAGCACTGAGGAACTTGAATCACTTGGGCAGATAATGGTAAAACAGTTAAAGAATCGATATAATGATCCTACAATGAACAAAAGATTTGTAGTCGGTATCGATCGTGCAAAGATGCGACTTTATGATTGTGAACAATCTGCACAGGCTGATATTCTTGATAGTGGTCAGGAAGAAGAGTATACTCCCCAAGAAAAGACTTCTGGTCCTAGGAAATCATTTGAAGGATTCAAGTTTTAATGAAATTGAAAAAAGATGTCATCATTAATGGTGAACCTGAATTTATTGATTGGCATAAAACTTTTTTCTTGGAGAGGTATCTCAAGAAAGTAAATCCTTTAGATTTTAAAAAAATTATTGAAGTTGGTGCATATGACTGTCAAGAGTCATTGACTTTCACTCAACTCTTTCCAAACGCACATATCACTGCGTTTGAGTGTAATCCAGAAACGTTAGATCTCTGTAGACAAAATAGTAAAAAATCTGATAGGATTACTCTGGTTGAAAAGATGGTAACTGATGTTCCCGAAGATAACAGATTCTATGTTTGTGATGTAGACGGACAGTCATCAATGTGTTTTCCGCATCAACCACATCACATAGAATGGGTTCCTTCCATATCTATGAATGAGTATCTAGATGATGAATCTATAGATTTGGTTTGGATGGATGTTCAGGGAGCCGAACTGCAAGTTCTTCGTAGTTTTGATTCTAAGTTAAAAAATGTCAATACAATATATTGTGAGGTTGATATCAAAAATTTTAGATATCATAGTAATTCAAACTTAGAAACGGTTATTGAGTTTTTATCTGATTTTAATATTTCGGACACTCTTAAACTCAATGAAAATGAAGTCCATATTATTTTTTCACGTACTAAGAAATCAACAAAAAAAGTTGTTGACGTAGACCTTACAGTTTGCGATAATTTCTTGGAAGGTGATCAGTTTTTGAAACTTCAAAAATCCATGTCTGATGTTGATTGGGAATATCGTCCAGGCATTTCTGTCAATGGAGAGGGAGATCCGAGAATATATTATGGATTTTCTTGTTTGCTTGTTGATAAACAAGGTGGATTCAATTACAACATGAATCTTGATTTCCATAAGTTGATTGATAGTTTAAATCAACAGATCATGAAAACTTTTGACTTTGATAGTATTAGTAGGTGTAGATTAGATATGACAACCTACAGAGGATCAGAGTCTATTACTTTCTCTCCTCATGTCGATTTAGATTATGAAGACTGGAATGATTTGGGTGGAGAACATTACACAGCAATTTTTTATATTGATGAAAGTGATGCTCCTACTATCATCTATAATGAGATCATTGAAGAAGGATATGTACCTTCTAAAGATATGAAACTTACGGAGAGGGTAAGAATATATCCAGAACCAAATAAATTAGTTGTTTTCAAAGGCAACTACATACACACTGGAATGTGTCCCACAACAACCGCCAACAGAATATTAGTGAACTCCAATTTTAGGGGTTGACTATTTGTCCAATCACGACTATACTAAACAAAAATGAACCAAACTATGACCAAATCTGTTGATTTTCAAAAGTACTCTGAATTTG